GCTGGCGTTCTGCCGCCAGTGGGTCAGCAGCGCCGCCAGCAGCACCACCGCCAGCAAGGTAAGCACCCGCCGCAGGCTCCACGGCCAGCGCGGCACCTTCTGTGCGGCCCAGCGTGGCAGGGTAGGGCAGTGTACCGCAAAGCGGTATCTCCGCCGCAAAGGTGTCCGCTGCCGGTGTCAGCACCAGCCCTGCGCCCTCGGTTCTGCCCAGCGTGGCGCGGTGCGGCCATGTGCCGCAGCGGATCATCCCGCACCGCGGCACATCGTATTTGTACGCTTCGTATACCGCTCCAATTTGTATACCGTGGCGGACCATAAAGCTGATGCTGTCCAGGTGGGCGCTCTCCCGCTTGTACAGCATCACATTGTTTTCTATCACTTCCACCTGCGCGGTAACGGTTGGGTCTGTCACATTGCACACCACGCGGAACCGCCCCGGCTCTCCGCCGTAGTCAAACCATTCCTCAATGCCGCTGTCCGGCCATACGTCGCTAAGCGCCTTTTTGGCGCTCCATGCTGTACCCATGTACCGGCGCACCGCCATGCAGCTGCGGATAATGCTGCGCTTGATCTCTACCGGGTAGGTGGTATCGTACCAGTCCACTTTCCAGCTTACGGCCAGTGCATCCAGCACCATTTCCGGGCATGTGTCCAGCGCGGTGTATATCTGGCTGTCCTGCGCGTATTCCAGCAGCAGTCCGCGCATCCGCCACTCGGCGTAGGCCAGCGCCTGCGCCCACGGCTGCGCCGCCAGCGTTGCCGGTATCGCGTCCGTCAGCTTCGCTTGCCGCAGACTAATCATCTTCCAGCCCTCCGTAGTTCACGGTTTCGCTGTCGCACCGTGCAATGGCTGCCGCGCTCACCACGGTATCCGCCGGGGCTTTCAGTTTCACCCTCTTGGCCCCAGCACCGCGCACAGCGGCAATCAGCTCCGTCGGGTTAATATCCCGGCCAAGTTTGCGCTGCCATGCCTTGTAGCTTGCCACTGCGCCCGTCACGGCTTCCTGTATGGCGGCCACGTTGTTGCGGTCACTGCTGGCAATGTAGTATGTCAGGTCAATGCCGTACCCGATCTCCGCCGGGGCCTTGCACACGACCTTGTCTGTCAGCGGGCGCTTCACCTTGTCCTCGTCGGCAAAGTATGCCTGCATCTCTTTCAGCTCGGTGCTCGTCGGCAGTCTGCCGTCGTCGCCCAGCAAAAAGTAAATGTCCACCTCGCACGGCTCCGGGCTGTCGATCTTCACATCCGCCACATCGTTGCGCCACGCCTTGGCGTAGTACACATAAGCGTCCGCAGGTCCCGCGCAGCTGAACACAGAAGGTGCCAAAAACACCCGCTCGCTCAACGCATCGTCGTCCTCCGTGTCGGTTCCGCCGTGGCTGGCCTCAATATTAGTCACGCTCTCCATGTAGGGGATGGGGTCAACCAGCGTGTTGATCGCGCCGGTTTCTATCCCGTTGCTCTCGGCTCCCGCCTCCTGCGCCTGTGCCAGCACGTCCGCTGTCAACTCTCCGGCTTTCACCTCGGCATAGTCCAGCGTATTAAAGTACAGGCTGTTTTCGGTGCGCACCCGCGTTCCGGCTGGTATGCCCACAGCGTTGTTTCTCGTGTCCGCCAGCGTAAACCGCAGCGTCACCGTCGCTCTGTCGGCAGGCTTGCGCACAACGCCCAGGTTCGCCGCCAGCTGGTCCAGATAGTTGCCATAGCTCGTTGCCAGCAGCTCACCGTTGCCCTTGTCCTGTATGTACTGCAATGTCTGCCCGCCCAGCATGGCAATGGCATATTGCAGCAGCTTTTCCGGCGCGGCGTCCCCCAGCACCGGGGCTGTGCCGGTCAGCTCCTTGTACTTCTCGTTGTACCAGTCGCTTACCATCTGCTTTACTTCGTCCAGCGTCAGGTATCCGATAAAGCTCACTTCCGGCGCGTTCGCCAGTTCTGCGATCTTAGACAATTTCTACCACCACCTTCGGTATCAAGATTCCCTCGGCTAAATTGCTTTCGTTCCAATCCACCCGCAGTACCCGTGCCCTCGGCTCATACCGCGCTGTTTTCGCCACAAACTCGGCAGCCATCAACGCTTTGGCACTGCTCATGGGCAGGCCCAGCGGTTCCCGGTCTATGCCAAAATCCCGGTCAAGCGCCTGCTCTCCCGGATGTGCGCTGTACAGCATCTTCAAGCACCGCTGCACATCGGCGGCGGTGCTGTCGTCGGCCCGGCCCGCCTGCAAAATGATCTCTGTGTTTTCGGTGTCGATCATAAGTATTCCTCCAACTCCACGCTCACCTTGCACTCGATCAGCGCCCCGCCGTGCAGCACCGCGCCCCACTCGTCGCTAAGGCTCGTGATCTTAAACGGGTTGTCTGCCATCGGCTGGCCGCCCAGCACAAAGTAGTAGGCGTTGGCGCTCTCCGCCATCTGCTGCAACTGGTTCAGCGTCCGGCGCGGCGGCACGCCGTCCTGCGCCCGCAGCGTCATGTCAAACCTGTAGGTCTTGCATTTCGGTCCCACCCACTCGCTGCGTACCTTTCCGTGTACAACGTCATGGCTACCCCAATCGCTGCCGCTGGTTCCGCTGATCCCTGTCGGTGTCAGTACGCGGTTGCTGCTTACGCTAAAAACCACGTTGCCCAGTGTTCCGATCATCCTGCCGCCTCCTTACTTCTCCGGCTCACCCTGCCCGCCGTCCTTGTGCTTGTGGTGTACCAGGCTTATGCCGTCCACCTTCACATCTCCGGCGGCACCATCCACCGTCACGTTCGGCGCGCTCACGCTCACATCGCCGCCGCTGCTTATGGTTATGGCCGCGCCGCCCACCGTCAGCGTCACATTGCCGTTCACGGTCTGCGTCACATCGCCCTCAATGCTCTGCGTCACATTTCCCGTCAGGGTTTGCGTTGTGTCGCCGGTTACTTCCTGCGTTATGTCCCCGGTCACTGTATGCTTTACATCTCCTGTCACTTCACGCTCAACATTCGCTTCCACCGTCACCTTCCAATCTGCGCTTACCTTTTCGGTCAGCTTCGCATTGTAGTACCGCTGTATCACGCCGTTGTAGCTCTCTGTGTCCGCGCCGTCCACCTTCAACCGCCTTGCGGCAAGGCATTTTTCAAAGTAGGCTCCCGTGATCTCCACCGTGCCCTTGCCGCCCACCGTCATGGTGTAGTCCGTGCCGCACTCCACGTTGTACATCGTGCCCGCTGTCACGCTGGCATAAGTCGTTGCTTGCAGGTCCACCGCCGCACCGGCGGTTATTCCTACGCCGCTGGCTGCGGTAATGCCCACGCTGGCCCCGGTGCTGCGCAGCGTCATAGCGCCGCCGCTCCTGGCCGTGTAAGCTCCCTTGCACTCGTCATAGATCACGCCGTTGGAATTGCGCCCGGTTTTCGTGCGGCAATACTGCGTGTACTCACCGGTGTTGGCGTCGTACCGCTCGTAGCTGTCTCCGTTCACCCGGCCATATTCCTTGCGGTACAATCCCTTGTACCCCTCGGCAGGCTTGTTGCTTGCGTTCCAGACCGTTCCCAGTGTTGCACCCGCCACGGTTCCGTTGCCGTTCATCGTGACGCTCACCGTCTGCCCGATCTCCGGCATTTTGTATTCGCCGTTAGATTGCGCATTGATGGTGCAGCTCACGCTTCCTCGGTCCGCAAACACCACCTCGTATGTGCCGTGCTTGTAGTCGATGCTGCTTACCCGGCCTGTCCGCACCTGCGGTGCCGTTGCCATCCTGCATCACCTCACTTGATGTACTTTGCGTCCACCCAACCCGTTACGTTCTTGCCCACCGGCAGCTTGCCGCATCGTGCTGCCGTGTTCGTTATGCGGTAGCGCCCTGCCACAAGGATTCCGTCGTACAGGTAATAGGTGCCGCTCACCGTGTTGCTCTTGGTCTTTGCCACGCTCGTGTAATACAGCGGGCAGTTTTTAAGGCTCACGGCGCGTCCGCCGGTTCCGGCTGTCGTTCCCGCACTGGCCGCTGCCGTTGTGCTGGCGGCGCTTGCCGCAGGCTTCGTCGTCTCGTAGGTGCTGTCGTACTTCGTGGCCGTTTCGCTGGCGCTCTTTTCGTGTATCTTTATGCTGCCGCCCACCTGCCACGCATAAAACGGGTCGTCAATACCGCTGGCCTCTATCTTGCAGCTGAATCCGTT